CTGCTTTGTCACTGGCCACAAATTTGATGAGTCCGTCATCGATACGCATCAGCGTTTCCTCAGCCAATGGCTTCTTTCTAGTGTATATGGATTGGCCCTACTCTTCGAGGTTGAGGACATAGCGCACGGCTCTCCACCGTTCCAGATTTCCGGTGGGCCTTCGGCTATGGGTCGGCTTGGGGAACACTATAGGCAGACCTTTCTTGGCGAACATTCCGAAATAACGCTTGCGTGTAGTCCGGGCGCCGAAGTCTGCCGAGTTCAGGATGCGGTAGTCGTAGTTGTAGCCATACGCTTTGACGTTCTTGATCCATCGGACATAATCACGTCCTTTGTCCATTGAAAGCGGACGGCCATTCTTATCGAGCGGCCCCCACGACATGAACTCCTCGACGTTCTCTATCTGTATAAAGTCGGGGTCGATGGCTTCAATGTAGCGGTAGAGGTGTTCCGCAAGGGTGCGACTGTCGGCATCACGCGGCTGGCCGCCTTTGGCTCGGCTGAAGTTGGTACACTCGAGCGAGGCCCATAGAACAATCAAGGCTTGCGGATTTTCATGTCTGCAAGCCTTGATGCGTTGGATAAGCGGTGTCAGGTTCAACGTCCTGATGTCTTCCGTAAAGTGGAGCGCGCCCGGATGATTGGCCGCGTGGGAGGCTATGGCCTTCGGGTCGTGATTGACACAAGCGATAACCTTGGCGCACTGCTCACCATTCAGCCGGGCCTCGTTGACTCCCGTGGAGGTTCCGCCGGCACCGCAGAACAGGTCAATGTATAGAAGTTGTATCATTGTATTGGGTTTGTCGTAGTTCGGGATTATCGTAGATGTTTCCTATTACCTCATGTTCTTTGGAACGATTAAGAGGATTGAATGTGAAGTTTGTGTTTCCAGCGTATGATATAAACTCACCTCCATAAAGAAGATATCCGAAAGCACCATGACGGAATACAACCTCATGTTGGATTGAGCCTCCATACAAAATGATGTCGCCCTCGTATATCTCTTTGCCGTTCTTATCATATAAGCCGGTGAACTGGCCTATAGTATCAGTGTCAATACGGAAACACCCTCGTTCTGGTGTGCTGATATGAGTACGACCACGAGCATCCTCTACAAAGAGATTGCCGTAGAACCACTCTCCACTATGGGAGTCTTTGCCACGGAATTTTATTGTTCTCATACTCTTTTTCCTAATTTAATTATAAATACTTCTTCATCGGGCGCACCCCAAGCAGGGTTGCCGAAACCTATGTGCATACTCTTGATTTCAAAGAGCATCGTAGTTGATGTATAGCCTCTGTGAAAGCGTACATGTGTGTACTCCTGCCACACTTGATCCGTCGGTAGCGAGGCGAGATATTTTAAGGCTCCATCTCGCCCGCTATTGAGCCTGAGGAACCGCTTAACCCAATGGTCGGAGAGGGCGCGGTATTCTTCTGGCTTTTCGCCGGAGTCTTCCATGTCGTACCACTTGTGCTTTACGACCAAATCAAGTATTTTCATCACATTATCTGTTTTATAGATTTGAATGCCTCGACGATTTCCTCACGATGTTCTTCAAAATATCGGTCAAAAGAACCTTCGCCGCCGAATATTTCATCAAGCCGTTTAGCAATCTTACCGAAAGGGTTTAGCCAACTGTCGCCCTCTACAACTTCTTTTGGCTCATACAATGCTATCAAGTGGGAGTTTCGGTCAAAGTGGCAGCACATGGCGGCATAAGCCGTAAGTTTGTTGTCAGCTTCTAATTCGTAGACGCTTGACACCGCTCCATATTTGAATTTAGTTTTTCCCATTGAAATATTCTTTGAATGGTTCCAGAACCTTAGAGATGCCAGCAGAAAGCGCACCTTCAAAGGTTCTATAAGTTTTGTTGTCTATCACATCTGTCCGCTGTGACCATCGCCAAAAGTAGCCGATACGGTCGCCGGTATTGCTGTTAAACTTCGGGCTGACAACAAGGTCAACGCCGTGTTCTTCTCGCAAAAACTTCGCGGCATCACAGACTGTGGGTGCAGAGGTTGCAATCCTTGTTTCGTTGTGATTTTTGAAAATCACAGTCGGAGATAATCGGTTTCTAATATAAAACCGATAACACTTGAAATTGTAACCCAATTTTTTAAGCGTTTGCGCTTGCTCATAGGAGCATAGATATTCATTCATTATCTGTCGTTGTGCTGTCTTTGGGTTCATGTAGAGGACAGGTGCCGGTCTTTTCATCGTACATCGGCATGGTCCATGTTAATGTCTCTTTTACTTCGGTGCTGAAAGGTATGTGCCGTTTGCAGTTCTGGCAAAGTGCCGGCCCTCCGAAGTAGTTAGGGCCGACACAATAGGCGTAGTCTTTATTCATGGCTGGGGCTGTTCTTTTAAGACTTTAATAAGGGCATCAGCACACGCAACGGCGTACTTTGCGGCATCTTCGCTAAACGCTCCATGATATGCTTCAGTTCCCATTACTTCTTTGGCTATCTCATATCGACGCTGTTCCCAATCAATCTGAGTGGCGTCTTTGGTTTTGCGATTGATAGCTATAATCGCATCCATTGTCTGTTTTTCGATTACAGTCATCATCGTTAGAACCAGGTTAATACTACATAGTCATTGCGAGGATCGCTGTTGCTTATCCACTCGCAGAGGACTGTTATGAAATCTTCGGGTGTGCAGTCTATTGAATTGCGTTTGAGCCATTCCACAAACCATTCGCGGTCGGTGGTGATTTTGCCGATGAGGTGGGCGAGATCCGCGCGAGGAACTTCAAGACGTTCGGCGGTCTCTATGTCCTCACCCTCAAAGCTGATGTCCTCACTGATGTCTCGGAGCAGTCGATTGATTGCTTCAGATTTGTGGCTGAAATAGCCGTTCCCGTAGGTCACTTGATAGACTGGGGAACAATGGATTCTGTATCCCATTTTGATGTGGTTTTATTGGTTTGACTTGGTTATCTCGTTCACGAAGTGGAGAGTCCAACGGTTGATGTAGGCTTGCCAACATCCCATCGAGGGTGCCCATCGGAAACCGTTCCGCTTTAGGTTCTCTCGCATTTCTTCATCGGGCTTGCCGGGGAAATAGATGCGGACGCGGTTCTCGGAATAACACTCCTCGATGGTCACATCATCAATGGTATATTCCCGGTCTTCCTTATTCGCCAATGCCTCTGCCTTTGCGAGTTGCTTTTTGGCAGCGTTTATTTTGGCATTGTTGTTGGTAAGAGCGTAGGCAGGGAATTGTGTGCCATTGGCAACATATCGCTGAGCGTATGGAGCGGAAAAGCCGATGTGAACAAGAGCCTCAACTTTCTCGACATCGGTCATATTCTTGGCGCGTATGATTTTATTTGTCGCCTTCATTTGCTCCTGAACCGCTGTCAACTCGGCAATCTTCTTTTTCAGCCGCTCTATCGCGTCATCATCGCCGATATAGATGTTATCATTATTCTCAACTGCCTCGGCTTTCCTTGCGTAATAGGCAGCTTTCTCGGACTCATGCACGCTCCGAATCATTGCGCTGTTGGAACGCTCCAGGGCGCGGCGGTGTGCTTTCTCGGAATGGTGGCCGACGAGGATAGGTTGGCCGAGGGGAATGTCGGCGACGGCATCATTGCTCGCATTGAAAGCAGCTGTGGCTCTCTTGGCGGCGTTCTCGGCATATTCACGGTAACGCTCGGCCCGTGCCTCTTGTCTCTCTTTCCTGTTCATCGCTCTTGGAATTTGAGTATTACCAATGCGTTCTCGTACACTTCGGCCTTATTGATGGCGCAGAGGGTGCGCCGTCCTTTGCCTTTTTCCACGGAGTATCTCACATCCATGTCCTGTGGGAGTCTTTGTAACTCCTTGATAAGGTCTTTCACGTTCATAGTCTCGTTGGTTTTATTGGTTTGACTTATGCTATATCTTCAAGGACTTTGTCAAGAGCGCTCCAAAGCTCTTTCACGTCATCCTCGCTAAATTCGGTTTCCTCATCGGTGTCTTCATCATAGTGGGAGGCGGTGATTTCCGTAACCTCGCCCCATGCTTTCCGAAGATCGCAGCTCGGTGGAGTCCAATAATCGCCGGGGTCATTATCCCACTCTCCACAGCACTCATAGGTAACTTCAATGAGCCAGCCATCTTCCTCATAGCAGAAATAGTTGGTGGTTGAGTCATCGCATCGTCCCCATCCATCCTCGTCTTGTTCGTAGTAGGACTCTCCGATTTCGTGGTCATTGCTTGAGAGCAGGTCCACAAGGGTAGGAATGAGAGCGTTGAGGTCGGATATTGTTTTCATCTCTTTGGTGGTTTTATTGGTTTGACTTTGTTGTTATGTAAGGGTTTTGTATCTCCCTTACACCTGTAAAGTTAGGTCACTAAAACTGGTTTTGCAATCAGATTGGCCGCCATTTTTCCACCTTAACGTTTGTCAATAAGTGTCAAGACTTGGCACTCTCGGCGGCATCTTCTTCAGCCATAATAACATCGACAATGCTGTGGCACCGGTTGGCGAGAACTTTCACGCAGAGCGCCATTGTGTCGGTAATCTTCATGGTGTGGCCGAAACTCTCGGCTATATCAACGCAGAGCACGGATACAAGGAACACAAATGGGTCTTGCTTACGACTGCACGGCTTGTTGATACGCTCGGCAATGACTTTATCCATGTTCTTGTCGAAGTCCTCAACGAAAGTGAGTATCATGCGGACGAGAGCCACACGCGCCGGTATCTCTTTATGAGGGTGGCCGACATACTGCCGTGCGGCCTCGTTGGTGAACGTACACCAGCACTTGAATAAGTCCAACTCAACGGTCTTGCGTAAACGTTCAAGATAGTTCTGATAGGAGTACCAGGCGCGGCCATAGCTCTTGCGGAGTTCAAAGTTATACTCGTCAATGCACTTGCGCATCTCTCGGTTGTGCCGCTTATAATCTGAGAGTCGATTGTCTCTACAATACTTGATAAATGCCTCGGCCTGCTCCAATGCGAGAGCCGTAAGCATCTGCGGAATGAAGTTCATCAGCACAGCCTCTCTCGCTCCGAACAGTTTGACACACTCGTCAGATGTGAGAGCCTTTTGTGTCTGCGGCTGTGGCTTTTTGATGTTGATGCCGAAGGTCTCTGCCGGCGACGGGATGATGGGTACCGCATCAGGAGCGATACCCATCTTTGCCAGCAGTTCTTTGTCTAAGGGTGGTAGCTGCATATCTTCTCAGTCTGTTCCTTCGTAGATAATCATCCAGTCCTCAGACAGCATGTCGGTCTGAGAAGCGAGCCAGCCACTGAGTATCTCACCCTGAGCGGTCAACATACAGATGGTGCCGAGGGCAGGGATTTCGCCACCGGCATCTTCTGCGAGACGCTTTAACATCGGGTCCTTGCACCACTCGGCTTTTACCAGAGCGGCAGGTTTCAGCCAAAGGAACATATTCTTACCGTTCCATCCGTGCCGGGCTACCTTTTTACCCTCTTTGAGGGCTTCAATTGCTTTACCAAAATCCATTTTGTCAGAATTGTTTGGGGTTATTAATAAGGACGGCCCGGACTAAGAGTCCGAACCGTCAAAAAGATTTTTAGGTGGTGGAGGTACGAGGTCGTCGAACAGGCCGGGTACTCTCGGCCGCAACGCCTCATATTCATCTCTGAAAAACTCCTCCTTGGTTCGTCCATACCTCTTGCCTTTCGATGTGTGGACATCGTATGTGTAATCAGGTATGGGGATAGGATAGCGGCGCACATCGTCAATCCAATGCTCTACGTCCACCATTTTGTAGTCATAGACGAAGTTTTGAAGATGATCCGCGTCTCGGTTCTTGCGGCACTCGCATAGGAGAAGCACCGCTTTGCTCACGAAAATGCGGCCTTTGCCTTCGGGATGGTTTTTGTTGACTAACTCATGCCCTTGCCATAAGGCTTCTATCTCTGAGGTGATGAGTCCGTAGCAATCTTCCGCGCTGATTGTGTACAGACGCTTCCATACATAGTCGCGGTAGCCGGAGTGCCAGAGCTCCAGGGCGAAGAACCCTGCGACCATCGCATCGGCCCTCCTTATCGCCTTTTGCATTGCGCTGCTAACCTCAAAGAAGTTATATCCTGAAACAGTTCTCTTAATCATAACTAATTGATATTATTATGGTTTGTACTGTAAAGGTAATACAGATGAGCAAGAGATGCAATCAGATTGAACACCATTTTTACACCATTTTTTGCTCACCTATACGCCCTTTAGAATTTGAACTGTGCCGTGATATTGTACTGGACGAGTTGCTTGGTTTTGTCCTTACCGTTGTTGGTGGCACCTTTGAGGTTGATACTGTCGCCGAAATGTTTTTTGATGAACAAAATGCTCCGGCGCTCCTCGTCCTGGTTCCTGAAGGCGGCAAGCCCTCCGGCATTGACAAAGGTGCCTTTTTGGGCGAAGTTGTAGCGCAAGTCGGTGAGAACTCTGCGCTCCTTGTACTTCATGTAGCAGCTTATCCAAAAGTCCTCTTTGAGTCGGATTTCCTCGTTCCACCATACGTTCTTGTTGTAGCGGACACCGTAGGCGCAACCGGTGATCATCTTCATCAGAGAATAGTACCCCCATTCGTTATACATCACGGGGGATATTGCCGAAGTGAAGCCGAACAAGTGGACATCGAGCATACACGCCAACTCATACAAAGACTCGATGATGTGGGTAATCTCGTCGGGGTCGCGGATGACTCCGGGCTCTCCTTTCTCTACGAAGAGCGTCTTGACGACATGAACATCATCGTCAAGCATCATAAGGTTGCCGAAGTGCCGGGCCATCCAATTTCGTTTCGGTATCAGACCAATCACATCATCGGGGTGCGTCACTATCTCGCATTCGGGATTATACTCCCGATAGAGGTCTGCCTGACTCTCGGCCACGCAGATGATAGGATTGTTCACGAGCTTTTTGGAGAAAACTCGGTCATGCCGCTTGTGGGAGGGGATGACAATTTTCAGATCGCTCATTTTTTCTCGCCCTCCAGTGCGACACGGACATCTCTAACGTCAATCACATTGCTCTTGCTCACCTTGCCGGTCTTGTAGGACTTCATCCTCTGCATTCCGAGCCTCTCACGAAGCCAGTTGCTATCGACCTCACTGCCCGACTGGATGATGAACAGCTCATGCCGCTCATCATACTTGGGAACGAGTGGATAGACGGCGGTTTCATCGGTGATGGAGTCGAACCTCTCTTTGAACTCATCGACAGGCTTCTCCGGGGCGAACTCTACGCCCCATCCCTGCAACTCGTCTTTGTCCCATTCGTTGAGCATCACGTCTTTGTCATTCTCGCCGAAACTCACATTGTCCTTTGTGGCGTATTCGCGCAACTTCTTTACGTCGGTTTCAGGGTCAAGGACTTTGCAGGGAAGCTCTTTGTAGCCGAGTTCCTTACTCGCCCTCAAACGCAAATTACCACAAACGACTAAATAGCGGCCATCGGCATAAGGATAGACAATCAGCTCTCGCAACTCAAGCATCTCCGGGGACTCGGCGATGCTCTTCTTCATTGCTTCATACCGGTAATCCCGAAAGAACCGGGGATTCTTCGGGAGACCAGGTAGTTGCCCCTTGTTGAAATCAAGGAGGCTGATAGGTATAATTGTTATTTCTGTCATGACTATACATCATCATTAAAACGTCATCAATAGTCATACACGAAACCTACAATTTGGCAGCTTCTTGCTCCAGCGTCTGCTTGAGCAACTGTTCGACATTCTTACACCCGATGCGTTCGAGGAATGTCAGACTGGCAATAATGACCTCGGCGGCGGCGACCTCTTTCTCGGACCAGCCCTCGACGGACTGACTTTGAAAACTCGTCGCATCGTACAGTTCTCTCCATTTTCGGGAAATCTCGTAAAGAGATACCCGTGAGGAACTCGTCTCGGTAATTTTGCCGCCTTTAATCGCCACCTGAACACATTGGGCAGCAAATTTTCTAAGCGGTATTGCCATTTGTGATGAGTTTGGGGTTTGTGAATGACTGGTTAGTTCTCGCTATGAGAGTCAGGGAGGGGAATGGTTGCAAGGGGACATGGTTTAGTGGTTACGTTGATAGTGAAAATAAACACACATGGTGATGATGAACATGATTACCAGGATGGCCGCATACACGAGCAGCGGCGAGGTGACAGCCCACCATGACCATGATATTATTCCCGTCAGTTTCAAGACGAGGAACACGAGGGTCAGTCCGACAACGAGAGCGATGCCGGACAGGAATGATTTAACTTCAGGTTTCATTTGTGTTGTTATTTGAGTTGTTCCGGAATGTCATCATCTTCATCTTTGGCCTCATCGTCGAGGAAGTCAAATAGCGATGGCGCTTCCTTTTTATTAGCGGCCTGGGCGCAATACTGAGCGCCATCAAGGAAATATGTCGGCGAGAGTTCTATGCCCCAACCCTTGCGGCCCTTGTTGAGCGCACAATAGGGAACCGTCATCAGACCGCCGAATGGGTCAAGCACTACGTCGCCGGGGTTGCTCATCTGGTCAATCACTCGGTTCACGATGTCGAATTGCAGAGGACAAAGATGTTGCTCCTTACCCTTGACCGACTGAATGGTGTTGAGGGTGCGCATACGGGCGATGTCCGACCAAACATCATCGGTCCAACTGCCGGGCTGGAGTAGCATGAAACCCGTGGGGAGTTTGCCGTGCAGCTCCAATTCTTCAGCGATCTTCACGACGTAATCATAATCCCACACATTGTTGAGGGTGTAGCGGCGGAAGTATCGGTAAATGGCTTTGTGGTCCATTTTCGCTATCTCTTCGGGTGTCATAAGGCGGTCGCCGGAGGAGCGAGTGTAGCCATGCGCATCCATCTGCCAACGGGCGCGGCTGTACCCGTCAGGATTGTCCCACTGCCGCGTCTGCTCGTTCCACCACTTCTTCTCCTTAACAACAGGGATATCCGCGTAGGCGTTGGTGCGGTCGGTGGCAGGTTTGCGGAAGATAAGAAGATACTCAGGCATACCGACACCCATCTTGGTGCCGTCCTTGCACTGCTCCGTCCATCCGAGGCGGTAGGTCTGATTGTTCTCTCGGACCACATCAGTTACGATGGTTTTCATGCCCATGTAGGCAAATCCGTGTCGGGTGTAATGGGCGATGCAGTCGCAGTGAAATGGATAGACTGTCTGACATCCCATACCGCTGAGGCCCATCGGCACGATGCGGTCTTTGACATGGATAATGGCCATGCGGCCAGGCTGGAGCACTCTGAACAGATTAGGAGTGAGGAAATCCATCTGCTTGAAAAACTCCTCGTTGCTCTCCGAGTGGCCGAAGTCGGCATAATTGGGAGAATACTCGTATTGGGTCGCAAATGGAATAGAGGTTACGATGAGGCCCACGGAATTGTCTGGGTAGAGTTCGGTGTTCTGCAATTCCAGAACATTGTCATTGTTGGCTATGCGGTAGCCATCGCCGACAACCTCAACACGATCAACTCCCATTTTGCGGGCGAGGTGCGCCGCCATCTCCTTGTGGGAGAGTCCGTATTTCTTTATGATTTCAGTCATGTTGTGTACGAGTTTATTGTGGTTCTGCCACTTGGTTTCAAGAGCCTTGCGGACTCCTCTTTCAGCCTCGGTGTAGATGAGGTCAACCCTTACGACTTTCGTCTGAAGGAATCGTTGCAGGCGGTGGATTGATTGGATAAAGTCATTGAACTTGTAGCCTATGCCGAGGTATATGGCCCATGAGCAATGACGCTGAAAGTTACAGCCGGAACCGGCAATGACTGGCTTTGCCGCCAACTCCTGAATACGGCCATAGGAGAAATCGAGAATGTTGCGCTCTCGCTTCTCATAGTCCTGAGAGCCGTAGATTGATTTGATTGTCGGGATGGCCTTCTCGATAGCGTGGCGTTCACTTTCAAGGTCGTGCCAGATGATGCGGTGCGCGTCGGGATCCTCGGCTCTCAACTCCATCATCTTTGCTATTCGGTCGGGCAGGCTCTCGCGCTTTTCCTTTGCTGACTGTTGGAGGCCCATAGCCTCACAAGCAAAGAGTAAAGGATTGCCGTATTTGTCAACACTCGGCTTAGAGTAGTCCGTCGGTATCTCGTGCCATCGCAAGTCAAGTTCCGGCAGGATATAGCCCTCGTCATCGGCTTCATCGCCGGTGATGTCCGAGGGTTTACTAACGAATAAGGCCCATGAGGACACCCATAGCCAGAACTCCTCTTCCTTGTGAGGGTGGAGGGTGAGGTTGTCGGCGTGCGTGGAGTCTCGCTTAAAGAAGCGTGTTTTGGCCTGCGACACATCCATGATGCCGAGGAAGTCGGCATAGGCAAGCAGCTCTATGTAGTCGTTGGGTGAGGGTGTGGCCGTTGCTACATAGCGGAATTTGATACGCTCTGCCTGACGGCGCACCTGCATGGGACCGCCGTCGCCGGTGAACAAACGCATAAACTCTCGGAATGTCTTTGAACCGCCGAGACCTCTCAGAACCGATGCCTCGTCAAGACTGGCGGCCACAAACAATTCAGGGTCTAACTTGCCGTCGCGGATACTTTCGTAATTGGTAAGGTAGATGCCGTCGCCGTCCATCTCTTCCGGCCGGCGTATGAATCTTGGCGGCTTATCCCATCCGAGAATGTTTTTGGAGTCCTCAACAAACTCTTGACGGACTGAAAGAGGGCAGACAATCAGCCCGGAGCCGTGTCCTACTTTTGCAAGAGTGAGTCTGACGGCCTCCAACTGGGTAACGGTTTTATGTAAGCCGAAAGAGGCAAAACAGGCTCTCTTACCACCCTCGACAAGCCATTTAACCATGAGCTTGTTGTGTGGTTTGAGTTTGGGGTTTATTTCGCTCATGTCAACCTTGAAGCCGTAATCCTCGGAGATTTTTATTTTTGATTTGAGAAATTCCTGATACTCCATAATAAAGCAAGCGGCGCCACTCAGAAGATGAGCGGTGCCGCGTTTGGATTGATGATGTGATTGACTTGTTACCTCACTTCTTGGGGGCTTCAAGCTGTTCGCATATTGCAACTTTCAGACCCGCGTGTACCAACTTGGGCAGATAGGTGTCGAGTGCATGATGAGGGAAACCGGCAAGCATAGTCTTGCCTCGCTTGGTTATGGTGATACCGAGAACCTTAGCGGCTTTCTCGGCATCCTCGTGGAATAGTTCGTAGAAGTCACCGACGCGGAAGATAAGAATTGAGTTTGGGTGTTGTTTCTTCATCTCCTTGAATTGCTTCTCTATGGAGATTGGACGCTTGGCCGGAGTGGCCTCGGCGACAGGGGCCTCAGTCTCGATTTTCTCACCGTCGATGGTATATCCGAGGGCTTTCAGCTGAGCGGCGATTTTCTTCTCATTCTTGCTGAATTTCTCCTTGACCTTTTCGCGGGCCTCGTTGTACTCGGTAGGACACCAAATCTCTCCAAGGCGGTCTATCAGTGGTCTGGCAAGACTCCTTATCGCGTTTATTTCGAGAATATTGGGACCGACTTTGAGAGCGTGTTTCATCCAACCACGCAGAATGAACGGCGCCATATCCATGTGAGTTGCAACATAGTTGGTGATTTCCTCGGATTGGGGATAATCACCAAGACCTAACGCAACGCTCAATTCCCGATTGCCGTCTATCATCATCGAGTATGCCAAGATGAACTCGGCATTATCAAGTCCTTTGAGGTCCTTGATATGTCCGTGTTCACCGAGAGCCTCACACCCTCTGACAACGAAACTTGAAGGGAGTAACGATTGCTCTTGTTTGTACTTGTTGACAAGTTCCTGAACCTTGAGAGGAAGGCCATTGCTGTCAACATTGGTTGTATGATCGTCTTTCTTGAGGTACCACGCCTGCTGTTCTATGCGGATGTAGTTGTAGTTTCCAAGCTGAATGACGCGGTAGCACTCGCCACTCTCCAGAAATGTCTGTGTGCGCTCATCGTCGATGTCATACCAGCATCGGCCCTTGAACTGGGTGGACGGCTCAACCATCTCATAGCCGAGTTCCTCGACTTTGGCGCGTATGGCCGCTTTGAGCTTCTTGATGCTGTTGGGGGCATAGGAATCGTCTCCGATGGCGATGACGGCCTTTCCCTTTTCAAGAGGCTGTCCGGCCTTGACCAGAGTGCTATCATTGCCCTGAAGATATCCAGCAACGTAGGCAACAGTCTTAGCGATGAATTTCTCTTCGCAAGTACACTGGACGTCGGTGGCTTTCATTTCGTAGAACAGACATCCATGGTTGCAGGTGTTATAAGGACACTCACCGCAAGGGATAAGACAACCACCGGCAAACTCAGAATCGTTTTTCCACACAGCATCGGTGATGTTGAGGAACAGACCCTTGACAAATCCCGAAGCGGTGGCCGTGGAGAAGCCCTGATAGTTGTCGTTGTACTGCTTGTAGTAGGCGCGCTGCTGTTCGTCGGTCACTTTGCAGATTATCATGGCCGCACTGATGGGCATCTTTTCCTCTTTCAAGGCTTTCATCAACTCAGGAATGAGAGAGTTGAGTTTGATGCGGTCCTGAACGAAGCGGACGCTCTTGCCGAAGCGGAGCGCGATGTCTTGGATTGAGCTGCCCTTCTTTTGGAGTTGGCCGAAAGCAAAGGCTTCCTCCATCGGGTCAACATCCTGACGTTGGAGGTTCTCGGTGATCATCGCGTCGAAGGCCTCCTCATCGGACATCTCTTTCACGATGGCCATTATCTCGTCCCAGGGATTGAACGGCAACTCGTTATTCTCCTCCGCTCCATCAAAGAGGATGCGATAGGCACGATAGCGGCGCTCTCCGCAGACAATCTCATACTCGGTGTCTGCTACCGGACGCACAGTGATAGGCTGGAGAAGTCCCTGCTGACGGATATTCTCCGACAGTTCCTTCAACGCCACCTCGTCGAATGTTTTGCGAGGGTTCATCGGTGACGGATGCACCGATGAGAGTTTTAAGGATTTTACTTCCATAGTGGGTTTTATTGGTTTGACTTTTAGTTGATTGTACTGTAAAGTTAGTCACCGTGAACGGATTTTGCAAACAGAATAGCCACCATTTTTACACCATTTTACCATGAGTAGGAGGTGCCATTGAATGCCCATTCAACTCGCCGGTAATTGAAGTATCCGCGCCGGGCTGTTTCCTCAAACATTGCCAAGTCTTGTGCCGGCAGTATCGCAGGCGTGAAGCCGTTCAGCGTCGTGTACTTGGGGATTTTGAAACGGGCGCGGATTTTCTTTATGGCCTCCTCATCCTTGGTGTTCCAATGTATCACTATCTTTTCTCCGCTTGGGTCGGTAAGAGTCATTTTCAAAGACGATTGATGTTAGCATTTCCTTGAAGCGGTCATATATTCGGGGTCCATATTTATTCTCCAAATCATCGGTTTCAAGGTTGGTGGTTACGATGGTCATCAGCTGTTTGGCGTAGCGGTCTTCGAGAATGTCGATGACAGGTGTGTGTATCATTCCGTACACCATGACTTCACGGGGTTCATCTCCGAGATCGTCAATTATCATCATCGGCTCGTTGAACAAATCCTTGTACTCATCGTACTGCTCCTTGAATTTCTCGCTTGCGGCACACAGCCGACAAATCTCCTTGGCGGTGATTAGCCTCATGTGCATTCGGTTTGAGTAGCCCAACTCTCGCTCAGTCAAAAAAGCGATGATGCGGGCAATGGCCTTTGCAAGTGTTGTCTTGCCGTTACCATACAGGCCGCACAGCATCAGCCCCGGAGTATCGTCAGGATTGATAATCCATCTGGCAGCTGCGAGGATATGGGCGCGTGTCTCTTCGTCAAATCTAAACTGCCCGCCACGATATGCAACCTCGGCCTTCATGGCGGCGTAGATTGCATTGGCGGCATCGGTCTCAGGGATTTCAAGGCTAAAACGTCCCCTTAAAACCCTTTCTCGATTTAGCACCTGACTCAGAGCCTCTACGTTCTGAAAATTTATCAGCTTTTCCAGTTTCATCAGTTTTTGGTTTTTCTGTTGTGGGTTTCTTCTCGTGTTCGATTATCCAAAGATTTGCCCGGCTATCCCATCGGGAAACTTTCGCGCCCGAACTCGTTTTCCATCCCAGCGATGTGAAATGATTGAAAAAGATTTCGGCCTCACGCTCCCAATCTTCAAGACGCTCATCGGCTCGTTGCGAGAGAAAATAGGCTTTGACCTCATCGAATGTCGGCGGTGGCGGCTCCGGCGGTTTAGGTTTCGGAGTTGTCTTTCGTTTCTTAGCCTCCTTTTTCTCTTCTTCTGCAAAAAGACTTTCGGGCTCTATGCGTTGAGGCGCGCCACGTGTTGCGTCAGCAACACTACTATCTTTATTCTTATATCTTATATCTTCTATATATAAGGTGGAATCTTGCGTTGTGTTACCTTCGTGTAACCCTTGTGTTACCGTTTGTGTTACCCTTGTGTTACCCTTGTGTTTCTTAGAGGTAACACTATTGGAAGCACAAAATAACTCCCGCAACACATTATTTGTGATGTCCACACCATCTATCAGATAGGTTGTCGGTCCTCTCCCTTGTGCCTCTACAAAATCTATTATGCCGCGTTGTTTGAGCCTATTTCTTGCCTCTCCAATCGTCTTGCGAGAAACTCCGATACATATCTCTATATTCCTCGTCTGCAATTCAAAGGGG